GCAAGCTCACGGTTTAGTTCCTGTTCTTCTAGTGAAATTCGGCGCTTCAGGTAATTATGATTCTTAATGTAAGAATCTATCCGCCTGAAGAATCCTTGTTGGTACCACTGTAGCGTTGTCGGCTCCATACAAATTGTGCGGAGACTCGACACGCTCTTTGGCACAAAACGCACTCGGGCAGTCCTTTCGAAACTGCCTCGAGGACGCGGTGTAACCGGTCGTTCATTCAACCGGTTATCCAAGTACCGCGTCCAACCATCCTCACCCAATTTCTTGTACTTAAGTGCAAGATTAGGGCGTTTCAGATCGGCTACGGCACCGGGACCGTGTTGGAACTCAGGGTCTTGATATAAGACACTGAACCTAACATCGTGCACCCTTGGAAACCATCTCGATATGATCAGCCCCTCTTCGTCCGTTGGTAAAACGGATTCAAGAGACTGTTCAATGCGAAGATAGTCCTCCATAGCCTTCTGCCTCAGGTCTGGGACGTCCCAAAGGGACAATCTCGACAAGAAGACAAACGACGTATGGAGACGCCGAAAAGTGTCTGTGGATGTTTCATCATGCCACAGCTCGATCAACCCCCTGAGCGGGAATAGAATATTACCCGCTCTGATCCTTTCACTGCTAAGATGGCGTTTAAAACCATCGTAGGAGTCAGGTTCGCCGCTAATGCAATTTTGTATTAGCAGCTTATCTGCTTCCTTAAGCAGCCCCACCAAATCCATGAGGTCTGTATTAAGCACATATTTTACATGTTGCTTTACATTCCAGGATGGTGGTGAACCGTAGGGAGTAGTGAGGTCGACCAAAGTCATCTCCCACAGGAGGATAGCATCCTGCGCAGAGCGCAAGTCGCGTCCTCTTAACGTGTGAGACAACCTTCGGACGGCAGCGCACCGAACGTGACGTTCGATGTCTTTCCAAGTTAGGATAACTTGGTTGATCCGGTTTGACATATCTGCTACCTCCTATAAATCTTGGGGTAGCAGACTGCCGCGGAGTAAGGTCCTTATGCGACCGCTAGATGTCGTGCCTGTCTCAAACAGGCCAGACACTAAACGACCGACGAAGGCCTTAACCATGTCAGCAGTGATATTTTCATTCGCTGGCATCTTCAATACGATGTGACCTTCTATAGGAAGGGCAACTTCGTAAGAAGGATCGGCGGAATCAACCACTGTCCACACATCCGTCAATTGGCAGAGCACTGATGCTCCACGCTTAGACGGAGAGTAGAGGGTGGTGTCAATACCGGTGTTGCGATAAACATCTCTAATTTCATTCATCGCAAAACGATACTTTTCCGGTCGATCGATCGGACTTGTGATATTCGTGACAACGGCCTCACCAGGCTCGTTTGCCCGGATTCTAAAGTCCGCTCCGAAGTTAACTAACCCAATTGGGATTGTTAACTCTTCAACACCGGGTATGGGTGTATCTGTACGATTGTACACTACACTTTTGGCCATAATAGGCCTCCTTTCTGTGCGCTTTAAACACGCACGGTAAGATATGGCTACCGTCGTCGCAACTTTTGCGCGATAATAGCCGCGAGCTCCACAATATTGTGGAACTCGTCTGGTGAACCAGACCGGTAATGCGGGAGGTCGAGTGTTTTCTCTAAATTCCTTTGGTAAATAACTAGAGATAAGCACCCTGACCATCTACTTCCCCCCGGCAGACCAATACGGCCTACCGGTATCGAATTGATCACAGTTTTCCGCGTTTTGATGGTACCGAGAACCCTCAACGTGTTAAGATACGTATGAGAGTCAATTCGGTCCAACGTCCGACTGAAATCTGTAAACCAATCGACTACAAAACTGTACGGGATTAGATCCCAGACGTTTTGCAAGGTGGGTAGTATGTCCCAGTCCATGAGTGTCTTAATAAGTGACAAAAATTTGTCATCAATGGGTGAATAGTAAATCTTAAGATTATATCTATCACCAACACTGATCCCGGTTAAGGGACCGTTCTGACACAAGGACACGCGCTCGTCCATCGCACGGCATACAGAATATATTTCCTTCTGCTGTTTCGGCGAGAACGCTTTTCCGAGGGCATTGCCTAACTCTCCTGAGTCTCTGAGTGTTAATCGGAGACCATATTTAAAAGAGAGCCAAGCATCAGCCAATTTCTTCATGGATACACGACCGTGCAGGATATCCAGTATGGATTCCACATCACGACGTAAACTCATGAGATCTCGGGCATAAGCTAGGGAATTAATATCCAAAGCTTGCGCGTTTTG